GGCCTAAATACACCTCTGGAACCCCCGCAGGACAAGCACTTGATCTCCACAGCAAACATCACCATGCGCTATGCCATGGGGTTTAGCGGGTGGGGATGTGTAGATTTTGCTGGGCCTAACTCCCCTCACTCCCCCACAGATACGCATCAGTTGGTTCGCCAATTGGTCCGATAGCTTTCATCCAACTATGATGCCGATCCGGCATAATCTAGGCCGTTCAAAGCGCATGCCCCTCCTCTGGCGTTCTGCCGAATCCCACCCCTATCGTGCTACACGGTCGTGATCCCGGACGCTGAACCGGACCACACCCCACACCTCAAACGTGTCTGCCTCCATGATGTACCGCGACGGGTACTTAGGGTTCTCCGACCGCAGGACCAGCACACCGTGCTCACGGCACATGCGCTTGCAGGTCGGTTCGCCGTTCACCGCCGCGATCACGATGTCGCCGTGCTTGGCCTCGACGCTTCGATCAACGACCAGCAGGTCACCTGAGTACATCCCGATGCCCTGCATACTCTCGCCCTCGATCTTGACCAAGTAGGTCCAGGGCGCGCGGATTTGCATCAGATCGTCCAGGCTGAGCAAGGGCAGATCGTCGACTTCGAAGTCAAGGGCGGTGTTCATGGGCGGGGCCTCCCTACTGTAGGAATGAACAGTATGGTAGTGGCCTGCAATAGGGCGAGCAACTGCCGATAAGCGGGGTGCGCTAGTGCGTAGGGGGTAGTTTGTTGCCCATCAGCTTGGAAACGGTGCGAAGCTGGTAGTCAGAAACCGCCTGGGCCAAGGACTCGGAATGGAGTCGCAGGCGCTCTACCTCCTCGGCCGGCGCGCCGTAGTCCCTGGCCTCCCAATACCGCTTGAGAGCTTCCATCGACTGCGCGATCAATGGTTCACCTGTCTCAACGGCAGCTGCAAATTCATCCTTGTCCATCGGGGATACCCTTATTTGGTCAGGGCATTATAGACAGACTCGCACACCAGGCCCGCTACTCGGCTTCGCTCAAGCGCTGTCGCGAGGCTTCCCGCCATTCGGTCAGACTCTTCAAGCAATTCCCCGAGCACCACGACGGCAGAGGTTCCTGCCTGGCGCTGCTGGGCAGCGATGGCACCGCAGGTTGCAGATCGGCCGGCGCGCAGTCGGGCGATTTCCCCGCGCAGCCCGCCAGCAGCAGACTCAGCAGCAGTGGCGCGGCCAGTGACCTCATCCAGTTTCTTGCGTGCATGCTCACCCTCCTCGTCTGCCGCTTTCTGGCGGCGTTGTTCTTCAGCGCGAGCCTGGGCGGCGGCGCGTCGGCTGTTTTCGGCGATCTCCAGGCGGTAGTCGGCTAATTCGGTGCGGACATTGGACGTCTCGCCCTGGGCTACAACGACCCGATATTGCTGGCCGCCGGCTACCAGCACCAGAGCGATCAGCCACCAGCACCACGCAGGCACAGCGGCCAGCCAGTTCATGCCAGGGCCCGCCGCACGCCTTCATCGATGATCGCGGACGAATACGGATTGCTGCCGTTCTCATGGATGATGATGCTTACCACCATCCCGCGCAGCGTGGCCGGGTCTTTGATGTTGATCACGTCAGTGGTCCGCACACCGATGCGCTTGGCCACCGACGAGGCATAGGCCTGGGTATCGTTCTCGTTGCACGGCGCCCAGCGGTTGATCGTTTCGAGCACAGTGTCGATGCCCTTGCCGCCCACGCCTGGCATACCGTCCTTGCCGCGGTAGTTGATCAGCAGCTTTCCCAAGGCGCGGATGCCGTTCTCTGGTGTGTCGAAGATGGCGAACCGGCCGCCCGGCTCCTTGCCGATCTGGCCCTGCCAGTCATTGCGTGGATTGTAGTCGATGTTGCCTGGGTTCCGGTTACGAATGCCGCGAGATGTGGACATGCTTTTCTCCAGGTGAAAAAAAGCCCGCTCAGGGCGGGCATGGGGTGGGCGCCTCAGCTGTGAATCGATAGCTGGATATCAGTCTTGATACATCTGCACCGTGCTATCCTCACTTTTTTAAGAATGAGGAGTAAAAATGAAGGCTGTAACATACTGGGAGTCAGCCCCGGGAAACAAAATGCCGCCATACATCGCACTCTGCATAGCCACAATGCGATGTGTTCTTGGGGATTCATTTCTTTTTTTGCATGAAAACAACATCTCCGATTTCTTAAAAGGAGACTTCCACGAAAAACAATGGGCTTTCAAGCCAAAAGACAAAGAACAAGATGCTGAAATTAAGTCGATTGTCGCTAAAAGTGATTACATACGAATGGCATATGTGGAGCACAATGGCGGATTTTGGATGGATGCTGATACTATTGTTTTTCAGGATTTCTTGCCTGACTTTGACTTAACAGGTGGATCAATATACTGGCATAGCGAGCAGTTTTTCGCAGCACGCGCCGGGAGCCCGATCTTAAAAGCGGCTTGCGATAGAGCAATGGCGGATGAATACCAATCCTGGGGCAATCCGGGTGGTATTAAAAACCTGATAAATGCAAATCCCGATGACGTGGAGATAATACCAGAAAAATTAATAGATCCGGGGTACACGCCAGCATACAAATATTCCAACTGGAAAATACTTCTAGATGAGAATATCGGCGTGGATGAGTTCTTAATCAACAAAGACGCCAAGATCATGAAGCTTTACAATACCTACCTGCGCGAGTCAGGTTTGGGATATTTAAACATGGAGGATTTTTTCAGCTCCAACACTTTGATCTCACGTATATTCCTAAATTTAAATCCTGACAAAGGTTTCTGGATTTCCGAAGCCGATGATGTTATTAGAGATTACGAAGAATCTTGATTAAGAATCGCTGCCTACCTTGCCCTTAGGGCCCGCGTACTCGGGCCCTGATGGCTGACTCTTTAATACCACAAGGGCGCTTCAACAGTTCTAGCCCATCTAGTCATGCGATAACGTCAGCCTGAGCGGGGGACTGAGCCGCGCCAACCTGGTGCACCTGGCTTTGCTGACGCGCAAGCTGGGAGATAACTTTATCGCGCTCTCCATATAGGGAAATAGATCCATCCGACATTACCATAACGTGATCTACGCGCGAAAGGACGTTTGGACGATGTGAAACGATGAAAATTGTTGAACCGAGCTGCTTAAGTTTTTGTAGCGCTACCCCCAAAGCACGCTCACCTAATTCATCAAGATTGGAGTTGGGTTCGTCGAGGACTATGACCCGAGGAATACCATAAACTGCCCTGGCGAGCCCGAGCCGTTGACGCTGACCGCCGGAGAGGTTGATGCCCTCACTGCCGATGACGGTTTCGTAAGCCTCAGGTAGCATCAGAATCATTTCATGCACGCCCGCAATTTTTGCCGCCTGGACGATCTTCACTGGATCAATAGTATCAAATCGAGAAATATTTTCGCTGATGGATCCTTCGAAAAGCTCAATATCCTGTGGTAGGTATCCTACATAAGGACCAAGTTCGCGCTTGCTCCATTCCTTGATGTCTACGCCATCAAGAAGCACCGCTCCCTTCTGACACGGCCAAATCCCCATAATTGCACGTACAAGTGTTGACTTACCCGCACCACTCGAACCAATGATTCCAACAATTGTTCCCGCAGGAACAGCAAAGCTTATATCGCGCAGGACTGGTGTCGATCCACCTGGAGGTGTTACCACCAGGCCATCTACATCAATGCATCCCGTTGGAGCTGAAAGTCTGGTAAAGCTCGGCTCAACACTCAGATCGCTCAGCTCTTTGTTCAGACGGTCATACTGCACCTTTGCAGCAATAAATCCTTTCCAATTGCCGATAAATTGATCTATGGGGCTTAACGCCCTACCCAAAAGCAAAGATCCCGCAATAAGTAATCCGGGATTGATCTGATGAGTAACAACGAGGTAAGCGCCGATGGCGAGCGCTATCGACTGGGACCATATACGAAAGGTTTTTGAAACTGAGCTTATGACCGCTCCTTGATCGCTTGAATCGGATTGCATTTTTAATACTTTACGCTGACGAGCCGCCCATCGATTCATTAGCTTATCAAGCATGCCCATCGATTCAATCACCTCAGCATTACGGAGGATTTTAGTCGTGATAACATTCGACTCGATGACTTGCCTACTCGCTTCGGCTGTTACTTTTCCCGTGACTTTATGATTTACAACGGCCAACACAATAAGTACTAGCGCACAACCAATGGTAAACCAGCCCAGCCAAGGATGAAACAAGTACATGACCGCTGTATATACAGGGAACCAGGGAGCGTCAAAGCAGGCAAGAATACCTGGTCCGGTAAAAAACTGCCGGAGCGCGGTTAGATCGTTTAGCAATTGCGCAGTTGCGTCACTACCGCCACTGCTGAGAGCTCGCTTAAAGCTGGCTCGGTAGACGTCCGAACTTAGCAGAATTGAAAGTCGATTGCTGACTCTCACCAAGATTCGAGAACGTACCCATTCCAATGAGCCAAAGGTTACAATCAATACTGTCAAGACAACAGTAAGTACACCAAGTGTCGAAGTGTTACCGGTAGGCACTACCCGGCCTGAAACCTGAATCATAAAAAACGTTGGGACCAGCATCAGAGCGTTCACAAACAAGCTGAAAAACCCAACCGATAGAAAACTGGCTCTGCAAGCCTTGATAGCCGCATGCAACTTATTTTCCTTTAAGCGACTCATGGCATCCGTACTTATCTGAACAAAAAAGTGGCGCAGTATACCACATCCATACGCAAAACGGGCTTAGATGAAAATTAATTCATGAAGCCCGGGCAATCGGCGGGAGTATTTCGGCACCACTCAATTCCGGGCGTAGGCACCCCGCGGTTGCTGGGTTCGTGAGGCTAAACTGCCTGCCTGCAGATTACCCGGCACATAGCCGGGAAAGGATCAATTGTCCCGCATGGAAGCTCTATGCAGTGTCGCAGAATGCTAGAGCTCCACGCTATTGAGTTTAACTGTTCAGCAAGCCGGAGGCAGACTGCTGAGAGCTTTTCTGAGAAGCCAGAACTTTACGGGTGATCGCCACAAATAGGTCGCAGCTTTGGGTGTCCCCTTCACTGCCCAAAATCACCTGGCCAGACGTATCCTTAACGTCGCCGTTGTGATCAATGCGGAACAAACCGATAAGGCAGTCATAGCAGTGGGATTGAGCTCCTGCAAAAACTGCTGCTTCCATGAAGCAATAGCCCTCGCCCGCTACAGGTGCGAATATGATGGTGAAGTCCTTGCCAAGAAAGCTTCCGGTCACAGTTCTAGAATTTTTGTCAATGCCGACTTGTGCGCGGCCTTGCAAGATGCTTTGCGCAAACTGAGGCCAAGCCTCAATCAAAGTCCAAAGATGATTTTCAGCCATCTCCAGGCTAGAAGAGATTCTCGTCAGCGAGTCACAAAAACCGACTCGATCAAAATCCACATCCATTTTGTGCATCAGGCAGCTCCTCTCTAGGTTTGAATGAGTCGATCTATCTACATCAAAACCCATAAAAATACCAGCTCAGTGATCAACCGGAACGGAATTGGAATTGCCGTCGCGCTGCACTTCGTGATGCGGGTAGCGCTGCGCTGCAGCATCCGAGACAGCTTTTAGCCAACCTTTTGCTGGGTCCAGTACAGGAGCCTCGCCCGACGAATCGCGCGACCGACTACTGGCCCATACTATACAGCCATCTGCACCTAGCTCCCGCAAAGCCTGCAAGCGCTCAGCCATTTCATCGTATGACAACCAGCGGGTTGCCCCACCTACTCGGACCTCAGGCGTTATGTATGGATAAATTTTCTTTGAACTTGAGTACCTTCTAGCAGCTTCAATATTATATTTGGCCCCTTCAAGCCATTGAGAGAAATCGGCACCGTTATAGTTATAAAGTGAAGGACTTAAATAATCGACTGCGTCTGCAACCTTGCTATACCTAGCATTGATTTCATCGTATTGATTTACTTTATCCTTAGACCAGGCATATGTGTTTTGAGGAACGGTTGCGTACAAACCCACTACAGCCTCAGGATGCGCATCCCTATACAGCCTAATTGCCTCAAGGATTTTGTCCGGAGTAGCGAAATCAAATCGATCCCATGACTCCATGTCGAGAGAGACTAGGTTAACCTGCATATCTCGAGAAGAATTTGCAACATCTCGAACCTTCTCACTACTTAATCTTGCGTTGTTTTTGGAGTTTTTAGATCTAGGAAAAACAAGAATCTTGTTGTCATAAACCACATGTATAGGTTTGATACCTAACCTCATGAACCACGCTTGATCTGGCGCCCCCTTAAAGAGAGTGCCATTTTCCAAGCGGGACTGATAAGGGATGAATCCATAGACCTCGAACGCGGATGCAGGGCCAGCAATCACCGTAGAAGCCGCGAGAGCGACATTAAGAAACAGTTTCCCAATCCCCATTGATCACTCCGATTCCCGTTTAACCGTCATCCGCGTAGACCCCGCCAAGCCATCGGCGTTCATAAATAATGCGATCAGACCCAGCAGCCTAGAGACAATAGGCTTTCGGTGGGCTAGGAGGAAGAAAGCGCAGGTGCGCACCAGATGCATATGGCTAGCACGCGGACAACAAGCAGGTCAATAGTTTGCTAGAGTACCGGGAGGATTGTCGCCTGAGACAAATCCTACTGGGGAGGTGCGATAGACGACCTTTGCATGGCAAGGGTGGGTTATGATCTCATCGCCGCGTCAAACAGAGCTCATGGAGACAGGAATGTCCTTAGAAATTCACACGATCACATTTTCAGGCGACTCAAGGCTTTTTGAGCTGCAGGCAATTTCAATCGACCGTAAAATGGATCATGGCGGGATATCAAAATACCGAATCGTGATAAATGACAAGAATGAACATCAGCTTATACAAAGCTTAGAGGATTTCCTTGCAAATCACATCTCTGTATCTCTTCGGCAAAAAATAGAAATAGTATCTTCAACTAAATATCTTGAGCTGGGGAGCGACGGCTGGAAGGACCAGCAGTATCTTAAGCTTTTTTCCGTCGCAGACTCTAGTGCCGATTGGGCAATCGTCCTTGATGCGAAAAATCATTTCATAAAGGACACCCTTGTCTCCGACTTTTTTGTTGGAGGAAAAGCGAAAACCACTTTTGCGCACCCCTCCCCCTTGCTTGAGCCTCTACTTCTAGGATCAAATGAATTTTTTGGAGTTGATAATTATCCAGGATCGTCAATGCCGACGATCACACCATACACAATGAAACCAGAGCTAGTAAGGCTGATGCTGGGCCGTATAAAGTCTGATGCCCGCCTAGCAGACGTCGGCAGCCTCTCGACTGCTCCGGCACTCAAGAAGGTAAGCGAGTTCTTCTTGTACTACGCTTTCCTCCAAAAACTTGGGTGTGTAGACGACTACTACCAGGCCGCCGGACGTCTATGCGAAACTCTTTACACGACTTGGCCGCAGGACCATGCCATCGTGGAAAGGTTCTTGAACGACCTTTTGTCCGGGAAATATTTCGTGTTTGGCCTGCATAGAAAGCGCCTACCTCAGCTTACTGACATCGAAAGAGCCCTAATATCGGAAATTTGGGAACCCTTGAGATTGCCCAACCCTCATCCCTATTATCTGGAAGCCATTTGAGCCATGAAGGCCCGATTAACTATCGGGCCTTTCTCCGGGAGAACATGGCCATCTAGTAAGAGGCCCTTTCTACCCTTACCTTAAGTGTCCCGGCGCCCAGATCGATAGATGCTCCTGTGTCGTTTTTCAGGAACACCTCAACGGTGTCTTGGGCTGATACGCTAGCTTTTAAAGCGGCTCCTCCCAGCGGTAGCGTGAATGACGCATCAGCGAAATCACCCACGTTGACCCCTGGCACTAAGACTACCTGTGCAGGGGATTGCTGTCCGGCCGCGACGCTTGGAGGATTCCAGGCAACAGACCCGTACAGCTTCTGATGCCTATCTGCAGGCAGGAAAAGCATCGGGGTCTCACCGACGAAGACCCCCGCGTAGCATATGTCAACGTTGAAAGCCGTTCCATCCTCTGTGTAGATCTGGATGTCCGAAACGGTCCCTGCCGGTACGTCGGCGCCAGTGGTTATGTTGACGGTCGACCAATCGTTATCGGTCAGAGTGGCATTGAAAAAGAGTCCGGAGAACGAGACCCTTAGCGTCTTGCTGCCCGGTGCTGCATTTCTAGCCACAAGCACGCAGCTACACCTAGCGGTTGTAGGCAGGGCCTTGGGTCTGATCCGGACAGAGTTTGAGGCGGTGAGCGCCTGATTGATGTTGATGTAGTTCCCTCGGATTCCACCAGAAAAGGATGCACCTGTTTTCGGAGTGATAACGGCGCCGTTGGCAGACCCTATAGGCAAGCTAGCGCCTACATACGAAGGCAAAACGTCGTAGAAGTCGCCGTTAGGTACCATGTTGTAACCCGTTTCGCTCTTCCAGCCTGCGGCTCGGTCCGATCGATACCCGCTTGAGGAGCCCCGGGCAACTTCAGAGATCGCAGCAACGTTCGGCATCTCATTGGCCGCATGAGAATCTGTGCGGATCCTGGTCTTCGGCCGAGACTTGAGGCGGACATATTTGCTGTCGAGGTATGTGTCATCGAACAGCATTTCGATGTCCGCAGTATTCGAAGCGTCAGCGTACAAAATGTCCAGATTATGGTAGCTGATGTCACCACCTTGCCATGTCCACGACTGCGCATTCTGATTGGCCATGAAGCGGAAGGCGTAGTCCTGCGCCTGCGTATATCCCTGGCTGGCGTTGCCGCGGAGAGCAACGTTGATGAAGTCGAATTTGTTACTCGGCGCCGTCGAGTTCTGATGCGTCATAACGGCCTGGAACTGGCCGCCAATGAACGTGTTCCAGTAATTATCAGAAAAAACTGTTCCCTGTGCCGACCCGCAGATCAGCAAGCGCATCTTCAAATCCTTCATCTGCGCAAACCATGCCCCATTCAGGTGAAGGTCTGTGCTAAACCCTTCCAGGCCCGTGATGGTCAGTCGCTTACAGCTATCGGCGCGTACGGCGCATTCGCTAATGATAGTAGCGCCAGTTGCTTCGACCTCTAGCCCACCGACCGTAGGGCTCTGGCCAACTGTCTTGAAATTAATTTCGCTGGCCACGTATTTTCCGGGCGGAATCAACGCTCGCCCGACCTTGAGCTGGGAAGCCCACTTTGCGAATGCAGCAGTGCCATCGGTAACGCCGTCCAGCGGGCAGTTAAACCAGTGGACGTTGATCCGTCCATCGTGAATTCGCTCATACACCACGCCAGTTACCGTGACGATGTATGTCCCGTCGTTATCGATGAAGCCGGGAATCACTCCAAGACTTCTGAATTCTCCATACAGGCCTGGTTTGGTGACGACGATACGGCCGGAATTCCCACGGTAGGAGCGAAGAGCAGGATAGTCATAGAAAAAACCACCAAGCCAATCGGGGCTGATCTTCCCAGTACTGTCGGCGCGGGGAATGCCTTGAGCGATCGGAGTTTCTGTGATCTCTCCTCGAAGCTCGGCAACGGCTACCAGGCTATCATTCGGCCGCCACCCTTCATCCGTATAGCGATATTCGGTTTGACCTTTAGTGTCAAACCAGACGTCACCGACTTGCAGGGGAAGTCCGTCGTCGCGCACAACTGGCTGAGTCGCCGATGGCGCGAGGTAGCGAGCAGTTCTCGTAGTTGCTATGTCCGCGGCGTTTTCCGCAGCCTGCGCAGCCTCATTCGAGGCTTCTAAAGCAGTCTGGATGGCAGCAGCCGAAAGCGCCGTCTTGCCAGTGTTGAACGCCGTACCGCCTTGGTTCTGCCAGACGGTATAGATCTCATCCGCATCGTTCGACTGAACCAGGAATATACCCTGGTTGGCTGTAGCTGACAGGCCAGCCGCCACCGTCGGGTAGATGGTCGTGGAGATGCTGATCTTCTCGGCAGCATCCTGCTGGATTTCCAGCACAACCTGCTTCAAGTTCTGAATGTCGCCCGATTGGGTTGGAATTCTATCGGCGTTCGCAGCATCGTTTCCGAAGCGGAAAACGATGTTGCTGCCGACTTCCGCGCGCACAGTCGCGATCTCAAGGCGCTGAGTTTGATCAGCCATGTCATTTCCTTTGGGCGAGTTGGTAGAGCGCGCCTGGGCGCGGTCAGCGAAACGGTGTGTTAGGAGATCCAGCCGCCGGAGAAGAAGCTGCTGGTATCGTTGATGAGCATGTCGGCCACGGCATCGAAGATGGTGTCGACCTGGTCGTCGTGGTCGTGGCTGTCGTCGCCCGTGAAAGCTGCGGCCTCTGTGAGGAACGTGGTGACCCACTCAGTGGTGCACAGGTCCTGCCCTCGATGATCCTTGACGTGCGTAATGGGCTTGCCCTGCTCGTCGTAGATCGCAGGCACGAAAACCCGGCCTGACTTGAACCAAGGCACGGCGTCCATGCAGCGGGTGACCTTGTTGGCTGCCGGGCCCCGCGGCTGTGGTTCGATCTGGATCGAACCCTTCTTGCTGATGGTCTGGATTAAGCCGGTGCCGCTGGATTTGTCCTCGACGCGCATGTAGCGCAGGGCTGCGGGCCTGAACTGGTCCCACGGTTTCCAGCGCTCCCATACGCGCAGCGCCTCGGCCTCCAGATCGCCAGCATCCCACTTCCCGCGTACGATCTCGATGATGTAGAGGTTGCCGTCCACGCCCAATCCGCAGTGGGCGAATACCGAGAAGTCATGCTGTTCGCCGGTCTTCTGCGCGGTATCCACGTACACGCCGCGCCAGACCAAGAACGGCAGCTGCTCGTAGGTCTTGAACCAGTCAGGGTCGATCATGCCGCCAGTAAGCGCCACGGGCTCCTGCTGGTACTGGCTGACCATGGTGTAGGCGTCTTTGTCCCACAAGGCCATCAGATCGTAGACCGATTCCTTTGCTGGCCAGTAGGACCAGTATTCGACGCCGCCACGCACCACTGAGGGGCCGCTGAACACGTCGCGCTCGGCATGCTCACGGATCTCCGGCGGCAGGCTGGCGATGTACTCGCGTGTCACCAGGGCCGGGACCTTGATGTGGGCGAAATCCAGGCCCATGCCACCCTTGAGCAGGAAGCCGGACACGTCGTCCGTGTGCAGCCGCTGCTGGGTGCAGATGACGGGCGTATCAGGCGATGCGCGCCGGCTGCGCAGCGTGTTTGTGACGATACGCTGGGCCTTGGCCCGCATGGTCGCCGAAAACGCGCTGTCGGCCTTCTCTGGGTCGTCCAGGTTGATGAAGCCGGTAAAGTCCTTGGAGATGTAGCCGCCCCGGCAGCCGGTGATCTGGCCGCCCGTGGAGCGGCTAAACAGCTGGTGCCGGGTACGGCCCTTGCCGTCGATCAGCGACCAGTTCTCGACATCGGCCTTGCCCATAGAGACGGGCCAGAGCTCCTGGTACTCAGGGCTGGAGACGATCGACCGGATGCGGCCGGAGTTCTCCACCACCAGGGAATTCGAGTAGGAGACGTTCAGCGTGCGCGTGCGGTCGCGCACGGTCATGGCATAGGCTGGGAGGTGGATAGACCAGTACTCGGTCTTGGTGCCACCTGGTGGCATGTTGAACACGACGTTCTTCAGTTCGCCACTGAGCACTCGCAGCGCTGTGTGGTCCATGTAGCGGTGGTGCCAGTTGCAGAGCATCTTCATGCCCTGGTTCAGCTGAAACCACACCCTCATGAACGAGAGCGGCGAGTGCTCACTGATGCTTTTGGCGGCCTGTTTCTCCTCGATGCTCATGGCTTCCCAATCGAGGAGTGCTGTCATAGGCGTGCCAGGACAGACTCAAGCGCTTCCTGGTCAACCTTGACCGTGGACTTCGTCTCGATGGGTGCGCCATCCTTGCCCGTCAACTCCACAATCTGCTTGTCGAGACCGAGGAGCTTGGCTTTGCCCATGGACGCAGTGACCATGGCCGATGCCTTGCCGGTCTCTTTCCCGAGTAATCGCGCCTCTTCCAGCTCAGCCAGGAGCGTGTCCACGGTGATTTCGTGACGTTCCATGACCTTGTTCCTTAATTCTTCGATGCGGGCTTGAACGAGAGGGTTTTGCAGGAGGTTGTAACCCTCCCGCTGGGCTGTTTTTTCGGCCATTTTGGAAGTGTCGTAGGACCGCCGGTAGGCCTCGGAGGCGTTCCCTGTCTCCACATAGGCAAGGCAGAAATGCTCCATCTTGTCGGTGAAGCGTCTCTTTGGCTTGCGTTCCATATCTCACCTACGGGCTGATCAGTTTCCACTTGTAGCCGACCCACTTCGGCAGCTTGCCGGCGGTGAAGATCGGGGGCTTTGTTTCGGTGCATCGGGCAGGCAGCAGCCAGTTGCCAGGCACTTGAGGGTCGCGTTCGGCTATTGTCTCGCCGAGGTAGAACCCGTTGAGGTCGTACTGGTAAACGGTCTTCTGGTTCATAGGTAGCGAATCCATCTGACTTGGGCGCCGTTGACTGGCCGAGACTCAGTGCCGCCGCTTGAGTTAACGCTCACGGTGTGGGTGTGGGCGCCTGCTGAGTTGGTGGTCTTGTTGTCAGAACCGAAATAGTTCTCGTCGCCATAAAGGGCGTTTCGCTCATCCACAACGCCCGCACGGTCGCGTAACAGGTTGACCGTATGGCTGTGCAGGCCTGCCGAGTTCGTTGAGGCGCCATGCGTGTGGGCAAGGTTCTGGCTTGGTTGAGGAACTCCATCCAGGGCGCGGCCGGTGTCAATGCCTCGACCGTCGTCCAGGCACCGCGGGAATAGGCCGCGCCAGTCCGGGATCCTGAATTCCAAACTCGACTCGCCTCCGGTGTTAAAGCGCTTGCCGATCTTGGCGTAGAGCTTCGGGTATGCAGCTATAGACAGCACCGACCCGACGCTTTTTAGCCATCCAGGATCTGGCGAATCGTTGTGGGCCACATCCTTGTACTCGCCCACGCTGAACGACGAGTACAGGCTGGTGCCAATGAGCCGCCAGTAGGTGGGGCTCGATGCCGGCGGGTTGCCGGCGTTGTTGTTGGCGACCGATTCGTAGAACAGCCCATCCTCGGGCGTGTAGCACGGGGCGCCAATGGAGTAGATAGCCTGGGGGTGGTACTGCATGACACCCTTGCGCTCGAGATCCTGCAGCGCAGAGTCAACGCGGTTGTGCCACCAGTTTTCCTGGCCCGCGCGCGGCGCGTCCTTGTCCTGCCCACCTTCCCACCCCGTGTTCTGGCGGGCAGCATCTGGGGTCTTGAAGGTGTTGTCGTTGTCCTGGGTCTCGACCCCTTGCGCCCAGCGCGTGTTGAAAGGCTCTCTTGCCATCAGGAAACGTCTCCAGGCAGGGTGAAGTTGGCGTAGTTGAAGATCATGCTCGATGTGCGCTCGATCTCGTCGATGTTGGTCGGCAGCACGTAGATTTGCCCGATGCGCGTGCCCTGCGGCCTGGGGATCAGGTCGAAGTTCTCGAGCAGGAACTGGGTTGTGTTATCCAGCTCGGACGCAATGCCGATGTCGAACGACTTGTCCCCGTTGCTGTTCAGGGCCGTGACCTTGACCCCTATTACGACTTCGAGCAGCTTGATGATGCTGTCGCTGGTGCCGTCGCTGACGTTGCGGGCGATCTTCGCCTTGATCAGCTTGCGGTACAGATCATTGTTAAGGGGCGCATCAATCGACGCGCCGTCGCCGATGTAGGGGGCGACGTTGTAGTTGGTGTAGTTGTCGTTGCCGGCATAGCCGAACACGTCGTAGGCCGCGCCGCGCAGTATTGGCCGTGGCACGCCAACGATGCGCCCGATCACGTCGAGGTCCTCACCGGTTACCGCATCTACGTCGTAGCCGGCGTAAATCTGACTGATTGGCTGTTCAAGCCGCTCATTGGCCACCGCGGGCGAGAGCGTGAGCCAGCGCGTCATGCGCTGCTTGCCACGGTACTGATTGATGATCCGTCGCCTGGCGCGTGCTACGTGGTCCATTTTCATAGCGGTACCGACACGGTGATGTTGTCAGGGTCGAAGGTGGCCAGCTCTGCGATGCCTGGCTGAATGGGCGTTACGCCCTGGCTGCCAGCGCTGCGACCGATGGTCAGCGTGGTGATGTAGCTGTCGCCGTATTGCCCGAGCACCTTGTTGACCGGGGTGTACAGGCGGCCCACTGGCACAATCTCGCCAATGTCGTAGCCGCCCTGGTTGAACCCGGTCACCTCGTCATCTGCGAACAGCTTGCGGGTCGAGTCTTCGACGATCGCGTCCTTGATGCGCTGCTCGATATCGCTTGGCAGGTTCCCTTTTCTCTGGACAACCACATTTACGTAAATGGGCAGCGCGACTGCCCGCTGGAAGGTCATGGTCTCGGTGTTGCCAGTTGAAGGCGACACGATCTTGACCTTGACGCCGCTGGCACCGGGCGGATCCACCCAGGTATCGGTCTTGGTGCTGTAGCGCGGATACATGGGTGTGCCAGGGTTGTACTTGGAGTACATGGCCAGGCCGATGTCCTGGTCTGAGCCTCCGTTCACGATCAGGGCAATGGCCGTGTAGGGGATGCCATCGGGATCAACTGGATCGTCGCTGGAGTTCTCCAGAATGCGCACGTCCGTAACACCGGCAACGTTGGCCACGGCCGCCTGCATGTTGTCCTTCATGTTGCTGCCGGGAATCGACACGGACTTGTTCCTGCGTGCACGGAAATCCACGTCGGATTCCGCATCCTCGCCTGGTGCAGCGGCGGCATTGGTCACGGATGCCCAACCAGGATACGGCGTGCCGATCACCGTCAGCTCACCGGCCGCAGCCAGCACACGCCCGGGTGTAACGCAGGTGGCAAACCCGCTTGCGGTCTGCGAGACCCCGACCACGATGGCGGCAGTGGTCAGCCACAGCGTGTTGTCGATCCTGCTGCGGATCTGGGAATTCGCGGGAAGCACAAGTCCGGCCGTGCCAGTGATGGTTACCGGCGCCACTGAGTAGGTGGCATCCCGGATAGCAACACCCGAAATCTTGCCGATGTTGCGCAGGGCCTCACCGGTGGCGCTGTCGGGGTCTTTGGCCCGGTAGGCGGCCACGATTCCTTCGTCCAGGTTGGCCAGCATCTCGGCATCGATGCCCAGCTTTTGCCCGTCAGGTGCGTCTGGGTCGAGGTTCCAGTCAGGGTCGATAGCCAGGGTGCGCGTCTTCAGATCGGCGAGGTAGTCGTTGAGCGATGAGCCGGTGATGCCCTGATCGGTGATTTTTGCCATTAGACGATTGCCTGTACAAAGTTGATGTCTGCACTCTCGCCCGAGGCGCTGGTGATGGTTGCCGTCACGGTCAACTGCCGGGTTACCGCGTCAGATGTCACGCTGAACGCAGTCATGCCTACGCAGCCCGGAGTGAGCAGGATGCGGCGCCGGATGATCGATTCGCGGGTTGCCAGGCGCGAGCCTTTGCCCAGGACGCCGCCGAACCAGTCGGTGCCGTCTGTGGTGTCCAGGAACCATTCACCCAGGAAGAACTTGAGGCGCGTGCGTACGTTTTGCGCGACCTCTTCGGCTGAGTAGCCAGTCAGGAGCTTGTCCTGGCCCATGGCCAGATCGCCGCTGGCATCGAGCTTGCGGACGGTCATGGGATGGGTACTCCGCTGACGCCCTGGCCACGCTGCACCTCGGACGTTTTGTGGGTCTTGAGGCTGATCACGCCGGCGAACACGTCGTTCTCCGTGGTCACTAGGCCCTGCGGGGTGATGGTCACGCCGTTGATGTTGACCGTTCCGTCGGCGCCGATGGTGATGAACCCGGCGCCGTTGCTCAGCGATATGGAGGTGTCATCCTTCAACCAGGCATACATCGAGCCGCTGTTATTGCGCAGGCGGATGCCGTCATTGGCAAAGTCGGCGATTGCACCGGGCACAGAGCGCACGCCTGGGATGAAGTAGGCATCGTTGATCGAGAAGCGGCGCGGCTCTGATTTTGCTGCAACGCCACCCTGGTCGACCCAGGAGTCGATGCACTCCTGCGAGAACATGATGGACCCCTCAACGCCTTCAGCCACCCGGCACTCAAGCGTGCCGCCAGTCGCCCCCCAGAACTGCACCGGAACCCGCACAATGGGGCGCCGCGGCTCGGTATTGCCCATTCGGTCTTCAAGCATCAGGCCGATCTGCACCTCCGCCAGCTGGGTGACCGGGTCGAAGCTCAGGACGTGGCCTAGGACACTGGTGCGGACGTTGTCCTTGAGGTACTCGCCGAAGATCTCGCGCAGCATCTTCGCGAACTGCTCCCGCGTGCGGGATGCTAACGGGTCGCTCATCGGGTAGCCCTTTCGGATATGCCGGCCTGGGCCATGGTGTCCAGCCGCAAGCAGCTGATCTGGGTTTCCCACTCGTCGCCGTGTGAGTCACCGAGGATGGCCAGGGAGTTGATTCGGTAGAAGCCCTCGCCGATGGTGCGCGGGACCTCATAGAAAAAGGCCCCGGAGAATTCAAACTGCGGGGCCATGGATTCGAGCTTGATCGTGTTGCCTAGCTTGAGCTTGGGGTTGAGCGTGCACCTGATGCCCACCTCTGTGTCGGTCACCACCGGGGAGCCGATCATTCCGCTGGCTGCGTTTATGACGAACACCTCGTTGGGCATGGCGAAGCCTTTCTTGATGATCTTGGTGGCGCCGTTCTCGATCATCCAGTCGAAC